TCTAGGAAAACTTCCTGAAAGTCCTAAGACTTATATTCATGATGTTCAAGTAGACATCTACTGTTTATCCGAACTCTATAAAATCTACAATGGAAAAGAAGACTCTTGATAAGATAATCAACTTTATCCGTGAGCAGGTAGTATCTCCCGCCGCACCTCCTACTAATAATGTGGGTAGTGGAAACATTGCTGGCACGGTCGAGGCTGGTGATGATCCCCCTGTGAAGAGAAAGAAGAAAAAGTATATCTACATGAAGGGAGTAAGAAAAACATGGAAACCAGAAGATGGCTGAGACAGTAAGGGTTGCGGTTTTGGAAGAAAGACTTGAATACTTTGAGACATTTGTATCAAGGTTAGATTCAGCAATTGAAAAACTTGCTGAGGTAAATAACAATGTGTCTAGGATGCTTGCCGTCCATGAAGAAAGAATATCGAAGCAAGAAGAAATCGACTCGGTGCTGTTTGATAAGATCGACAAACTCCGTGATAAAATGGACAGCGATCATGACAGCACTACTAAACGATTATCATTATTGGAACGGAAACTTTGGATTGGCATCGGAGCACTGGCAGCAGTATTAATTTTGACCAATCCTCAAGCAATCCGAACTTTAAGACCCTTGTTATCCTCCGCTGAGAGTGCTATAATAGTTCCAGCGGTTGCCTATGTGAATGGATCATATTGATTCCAAGTTCATTGGACTTGTATCCTCGCGTCTTCAAAAATTTAAAAGAGTAAAATCAAATCTGTATAATTTCAGATGCCCAATCTGTGGCGACTCTAAGAAAAATAAGAGCAAGACAAGAGGGTATTTGTATACTGTAAAAGCAAATACAAATTTCAAGTGTCACAACTGTGGTGCTTCAATGTCGTTTAATAACTTTTTAAAAGAGATTGATCCTGGCATCCATAAACAATACACTATGGAGAAATTTAAGAGTGGTCATACTGGAAGAAATTTTGTAACTGAAGAACCTGTCTTTAAATTTGAGGCACCTAAGTTTAAAAAGAAAATTAATCTTCCTAAAGCATCTGAGAGCCCTAGATCCGCAGGGTACTTGACTGCTAGACACCTTGATCCAGAAAACTTTTACTATGCAGAAAATTTCAAAGAGTTTACGAATAGTATTAAACAAACCTTTGATGATACACGATATGAAGAGGAAAGGATTATAATTCCTCTATACTATGAAAAAAACCTTATCGGTTTTCAGGGTAGATCTATAAAACCTAACCCTATTAAATATATCACAGTGATGATTAATGATGACTCGCCAAAAATCTATGGATTGGACAACATCAAAAAGGATGCGCCAGTTTACGTCACCGAAGGTCCTTTCGATTCCACGTTCATTCGCAATGCGATTGCTATGTGTGGAGCTGACGCTGATGTTGGTCGCTGGGGGATTAGCAATCCTGTGTGGATCTATGATAACGAAC